GTGCCCGGCTCTTCTTCCGGAGCATGGAGCACGAGAAGAACAAGCTCGACTACAAGGGGCGCGCGTTCCAGTACATCGGCTTCGACCAGCTCGAGGACTTCACCGAGACGCAGTACGTCTACCTGCTCTCCCGCGGCCGAAGCGTCGCAGGCATACCGATCCGCATCCGGTCGACGGCGAACCCCGGAGGCGTTGGGCACTCCTGGATCATGAAGCGGTTCGGCCCCTGGCTGGATCCGAAGTGCGAGAAGAAGGCGGACCCCGGCGAGGTTCTCCACTACCGGAACACGGAAGAGGGACCGGAGTACTGCGCGCGCGCGAAGGGCACGATCGGCCGCGTCTTCATTCCTGCGCGCCTCGAGGACAACCCGCCGCTGGCGAAGACCGACTACCGCGTCCACCTGATGGGCCTGGACCCTGTCACCAGGGCGCAGCTGCTCTACGGTGACTGGCTGGTTCGGCCGAAGGCTGGCGACTACTTCAAGCGGGAATGGGTCATCGGACCGGACGGGTCGAAGCTCCTCGAGAAGGCTCCTCGAGGCGTTCGCTGGCTCCGCTATTGGGATCGGGCGTCGACGGAGCCAACGAAGGGCAAGGAGAACCCCGACTGGACCCGCGGCGTGAAGATCGGAGTCCTGGGCGACCGGATCATCGTCGGGCACGTCGCGTCCTGCCGGAAGCGGCCGGCGTCGGTGCAGGAGCTTGTGCTTCAGACGGCCGCACTCGACGGGCAGGAAACAGAGATCGGGATCGAGCAGGATCCCGCCCAGGCCGGCGTCGCCGAGGCAGCCGCATATATCCGAATGCTCCGGGCCTACTATGTGCGCGCGCACCCGGCGCAGTCGAAGAAGCTGATCCGGTTCAAGCCGTTCTCCGCCCAGGCCGAGGCCGGCAACGTCGAGATCGTCCGCGGGGACTGGAACGACGACTGGCTCAATGAGCTCGAGGCGTTCCCGGATCCCGACTGGCACGACGACCTGATCGACGCGACCGGAGGCGGATACAATGCGCTGATGGATGACGAGAGCGAATCGACAGCGTCCGACTGGAAGCGTTCGTCGACGAAGGCACGGAAGGAACCTCCGCCTCCTCCGCCCGATCCCGACCAGCCGAAGCGGCCAGTGATCAAGACCCCGAAGAAGACGGGGTCGTCGAAGTCGCAGGCCATTCGCCGGGCGACTGTCAAGCTGGGATTGTTTGTCTGACGTTCGAACGGTGTAGAGTCCGCGCGCATGGGCGATCCGAAGACACGTCGAGTCGTTGACCAGATCGACGGCTACTCCCCCAGCGACCCGATCCCGCTGCATGAGGTCGGAGGCGACAAGCTGGTCGTCCTGCGCGACGAAGACGGCGCTTGGGGCAACCGGGCGGCCCTGGACCGCAACCTCCGGCAGGTCGTCGACGGGTACCAGAACCGCCTGACCGGCATCGGCGACCCGGCTCGGGACAAGACGTACGGCGGGCAATGGAACGGCCCCGACTTCTTCAATCAGTTCTTGTCCGGCTGGCAGATGCAGGAGCGCTGGCGCGGCTCCGCGCTGGGCGGTCGCATCATCGAGACGATCCCGCGCGAAATGACCCGCCGCGGCTGGACGGTCTCTATCCAGCCTGAAGAGGACGAGCAGCAGGGCCACGCCGATCGCCGGGACGCCCGACGCGCTGCGCGCCGCATCGCCTCGAGGAGCACCACTGGTCGGCTGGACGATCTCCCGCCGGCTGGCGCCGCTCCCGAAGCAGCGAAGGCCCCTGGAGCGGTCGCGCAGTCGCAGCACACGCCGGGCGAGCTTCCCGAAGTGAGCGACGAGAACACGGCGCTGATTGAAGCGCTGGTCGACGAACAGGAGAAGCTCGGGCTCGGGCGCGCCTTCTTCGACGCCCTTTGCTACGAACGAAACTACGGCAGCGGCGGAATCCTGATCGGCGTCGACGACGGGGAGCCGAACCTGACCATCCCTCTCGACTGGAAGAAGGTGAAGCGGATCACTCACCTGACGGCGTTCCAGGGCGGCTGGGACGGCGAGTTGATCGGCTGGAGCTGGTACGTCGACCCGCGCGATCCGAAGTTCGGAATGCCGCGCACCTATCAGCTTCGCAACCTGGGCGTGACGGTCGCGCTCCCGACGCCAGGCGAGCCAGCGTCGCAGGTACCGCCGGCTGGGAAGCCCGGAGCTCTGATCTTCTACGTCCACGAATCCCGGCTGCTGATGTTCCCCGGTCAGACGGTCTCGCATTGGGCACGCGTCCAGATGCGCGGCGCCGGCGACTCGATCTGGATGAGGATCAACCAAGTCCTCTCGCAGTACGAGCAAAGCTGGAACGGCATCGCGATCCTGCTCTCGGAGCTCGGGCTTCCAGTCCTGAAGATGGACGGTTTCTCCCGGATGATGGCGTCGGAGGACGAAGACGACGTCGGGGTCATCCAGTCGCGCGCGATTGCGATGTCGATGTCGATGTCGATCGCGAAGACCCGGATCATCGACTCGAAGGAGACGCTCGAGCGCGTGAAGTTGGACCTGGGCGGCGTCGCCGACATCCAGCGGGAGTTCGCGCTGCAGCTGGCCGGCGCTGCGGACATGCCTGCGTCGCTCCTGCTGAACCAGGGCAAGGGCGGACTCGGGGACACGGGCAAGGGCGACCAGGACATCTTCGACGATCAGAACGCCGGCCGTCAGAAGCAGCAGCTGCTCCCCAACCTTCGGAAGTTCATCGGGCTCCAGCTCGCCGCGTCGCAGGGAGTCGCCAACGGGAAGCCGCCGAAGCGCTGGACCGTGACGATGAACCCGCTGCGCGAAATGACCGACACCGCGCGGGCGGACTATCGGTACAAGATCGCGCAGACCGACCAGATCTACGTCGACAAGGGGATCGCAACGCCGGAGGAAGTGGCGAGCACGCGCTTCGGCGGTTCGGACTTCAACGACGGCCCGATCGTCCTCGACCTCGAAGGCCGGAAGATGATGGCCCAGAAGGAAGCGACGGCACCGGAGCCTCCCGCCCCGCCAGATCCGACAGGTGGACTACCTGACCCGGCCGCTGGCGGATCTAGTCCACCCAAGGCGCTGAGGGTTCCGGGCGCGCCGCCGGCACCGACGCAGGACGCCGCCGACTTCGTTACGAAGAACGGACGGACGAAGGTTCGCTCCGCCTGCTCCGTCGTCGCCGCGTTCGACCCCGACGGGAACCTGATCATGGGGACCGACCGGGAGACGGGGAAGATGTGTCATCCGGGAGGCCACGCGGAGCCCGGCGAAGATCCGCTCTCCTGCGCGATCCGTGAACTCTGGGAAGAGACGGGCCTTCACCCGAAGAGGATCGCGCTGATCGGGATGAAGACCGTCGGCGGGTCGATGGCGCAGAAACACGTCTCCGTCTATCGCGCGCTGGTCGAAGGCGAGCCGACGAACGCGAACGACCCGGACAAGGAGTTCACGGCGTTCCGCCGCGTCCCGGTTCCGAACGGCCGGTACCCGGACGACGTGAAGGCGAACCTGAAACACGAACGAGACGTGGTAGGACCGATGCTCCGGCGGCGAACGTGATACTGGACCGCGCCGGGACGATCGCGCTGGCGCGCAAGCTAACCGCGCTCCGACCGAAGAGCAGGCTCCGCCGGGCTCCGAAACCGATCCCTCCGACGGCGATCGAGCTTTCGTACTACCGCGCCATCGAACCGATCTGCGATCGGGCGCGCGCCGCGTTCGCGGAGGTCGAACAGGAGATCCTCAAAGACCTGTCGGCACAACGCCGGACGAACGGGATGGACGCCGCTCCGCCGGACCGGAAGCGCTGGTTCCCCCACCAACTTCCGGGACCGACCGAATGGAAGAACCGCTCCGTCGCCCTGGATGCGCGCCGAGCTCTCCACCTTGCGGCCGTCGCACAGAACACGTTCGACGATGCCTTCGATTGGGAAGCGCTGAAGGAACTCCCGACGAAGTTCGGGCACCGGATCGACGTCCACCAGCGAGAGCAGCTCGACCGTCAACTCCGGGCAGCGACCGGGCTCCAGTACGGATCGATCGAGAAGCCGATCAGGGACCACGTCGCCGCCTGGACGACCGAGAACGTCGCGTTCATCAAGACGGTCCCCGAGCGCTATTTCGACCGACTCCGAGGCGACATCGAGGACGCCTACTCGTCGGGCATGGCGACGGACACTCTCGCGAAGAAGATGGCTACTCGGTACGGGAGCAGCCAAAGCGACGCGAAGCGGATCGCGGGTACGTCCGTCGCGCAGCTCAACGGCAAGCTTAACGAAGCGCGAATCTCGGCTCTCGGGATCGACGGCTACTTCTGGAGGGGAGTCCAGGACCCGCGCGAGCGACAGTGTCACCTCGACCTCGAAGGCGTCCGATGCACATGGGACGATCCCCCTATGGGGGGCGGGACAAACGAGGACGAGACGGGGCACCCCGGCAGCGGGATCGGGCCTTGCCGTTGCTACCCCGACCCGGATTTCAGCCCTCTATTGGCGTAGATCCGCCTGCGGACGCCGTGTAGCCTGTCCGCACGCCTTTCCGCCGGATTCCGTAAAGTCCGGGTGAGGGCTAACAGATCGGGATTTAGAAAGTCCCGATCTGTTAGCCGTGTTGACGCCGCGATCCCGTTGGGTATACAAACGCTCCGCGCAACGTCGCACAGGAGAACCCCAATGAACCTGACTGAGATCGCAACCGCAGCCCGTGCCCGGATGACCCCGGAGTTCCTTTCGACCCTCAAGCTGCGCGGAGGAACTGGGTCTGGAGCCGAAGGCGACGCCTGCCTGATCCAGACCGAACGCCGCATCCTCCGGGACGTTGCACGGGAGTTCGGAGACGACGCGCTGGCGGAGAAGCTCGATCCGAAATCGGACGCCTGTCCGCCATGCACAAGCCCGGTCATTCATCGGCTGGCGATCTCAACTCAGGACGCGCGGGAAGACTGGCGGAAGGAATGCGGGGCGCTGCTTCCGTTGATCGTCGGGAGCCGGGGAAGCGATGAACTGGAACGTCGCCGTCTTTATCGCGTCGTCGACTGGTCTGTCCGCCAGATCCTCCCTCCCTGCTTGAATGTGATCGCCGCGAACCTGAAGGACGGGAGTGAGTTCACGAAGTTCGCAGAGACGTTGTTGGCTCTTCCGCCGATCGTTGACGTTGCAACGGGAGGAAAGGCTTCGGAGATCCTCCGCGCCCTCCGCGCCCTCCGCGACCTCCGCGACCTCAGCGACCTCAGCACCCTCAGCGCCCTCAGCGACCTCCGCACCCTCCGCGACCTCCGCGACCTCCGCGACCTCCGCGACCTCCGCGCCCTCCGCGCCCTCCGCGCCCTCCGCGACCTCCGCGACCTCAGCGCCCTCAGCGACCTCAGCACCCTCCGCGACCTCCGCGACCTCAGCGACCTCCGCGCCCTCAGCGACCTCCGCGACCTCAGCGACCTCCGCGCCCTCAGCGACCTCAGCGCCCTCAGCGCCCTCAGCGAGTTGGAGAAGATCCCGTCGCCGGTTTCGATCCTTCGCGAACTCTGCGAAATGAAGGATCCGGAGTCGAAGTGAAGGCAGCGCTCTTCACCGACAAGCTGATCGTCCGGTGTACTCCCGACGAGAAGGTAGCGTGGCAGCACGCGGCTGACGCGGACGGGCGGTCGCTCTCCGATTGGGCGCGGCGAGCGGCCAGCACTGCGGCGCTCCGCTCGCTCCACGTCGGCAAGCCGGGCGAACGGAAGGTGTACGTCGAAGTGGACGCGCCGAAGGCAGCGGGCGCGGCAGGACCGGCCC